AAGCCATCAACTGTACCTTGAAATGGTATGCTACCATACGACATTTCAAATCTTTTTTGTGCTGACCATTCATAATCAAATGCTCTTTGTGACCAGAGCAAATTGAAGTTCTCTGTTTCAACACCAAGCAAGACATGAAACTCGTGTGATAAATCTATACGACCAATCTTACCTGTCTTGATTTTGTAAAGTTCATTCCATTTACCTGTCATGATTGATACCATATCAGAACCTCTGATATAGTTTTCTTCATGAGCAGATTGTCTTAGTTCTACTGCCATTATTGCCTCCATTGTTGCTATCAGCATACACTAATTGTTTAATGTTATCAAGTATTTAGTACAACAATGTGCCTAAACTTCGCTAACAAGGATTGGAAGTTTTATCCTAAACATGACACATTGTTGTAAGTATTTAAGTTAAAAAGTAAGCTTCGTTGTATGTCAAGTAAACACCTACTTTTTAACTTAGTATCCTTGCAGGGGGTGAATCAAATAGGTTTGGTCACTAATAAAGATACTGAGATCAGTAACAGTCCTCAACGAATTGATCCACTAAAAGGTAAATCCTGCAAGGAATTAGATATAATCTTTGTTTGTAGATGACATTCCTGCTCGTAACAAGTTGTCATTTCTATCAGGATAAAATATCATTGCCTGATAAAACTCTAAGTAACTTTTTATCTTTACTGTACCTGCACGATCTAGTTCGTCTAGTTCTTGTGGTACATCTTCAAATTTATCTTCCATTACCATTTACCTCCAGTTTTATTAATATCAATAAAAGTATTTTTATTACTCTCCTCAATCAAAAATTTTATTGTAACTTCTCCATAATCATCTTCAATAAACTTGTAAGTTCCTTCGTATTGATTAAGCCATTCAAAAAATATTTCTCTATCCATTACCATTTACCTCCAATCTCTCTTGTCTATCATGTTCCATATTAACTTCACGATCATAACAATGCACACATAAATCCCAACCAATTCTAAATTTACCCCATTGGGTTTGACCTTTGTCATAGAATTGTACTTGTTCATCAGTAGCACAACTTGCACATCTATTTGCCATTACTACTCTCCTTTATTGCTTTGGCTAAATCAAAAACATAATTATCCATAGTATTACTTTCTATTTTATGTTTCTCTAGTTGCGTTTGAAATTCATCTACTGTCATAGATGACACAATATTTAGTGCAGTTTGCATCTGCCATTCTTCTTCACTGTGCATCATTTACCTCCTTGATGTACTCTTTGATTGAACTTTCACTTATGTGATCACATAAAAATTGAGTTACATGATCGCCTTCAAATAAATTGTTATCCCAACAATCTAGAAAGAACCACATTAGATCTCTACCATCTAATGATTCCATTTCTTTTATTTGCCATTTTGCTAGGGTCATATCAAACTCCTTTTGCTGATAATAATTGTTGTGATACTGATTCAACTAGTGACTTACGATAGTAAAGCATTGGTTGAACAAACTCATAGATCTCTGCCAGTGATGGGAAGAACTTGCTGTTCAAACATATTTGGTCACAAGCATACTTGAGTATGTCCGCAGGTATATGTGACAGCTTACCTGCATATACACGAGCTTTGAGTGCCATGTCTTTTTCTGTTAGTGCTGACTGCTTTGTTGTGCATACCATTACTTCGACAATCCATTTCTCAATATCTTTTGGATCTGCTACTGACATACAGTATCGCATCAATTGTGTCACTGATTCTTCACGAGCAACAAGTGCATCAGCTACATCAGATATGCAAGGCATATCCCATCTAAAAAAAGTATATGAATTGTTTACTCGTTCATTTATCTGACAGTTGAGTAATGACTCGATAGTAGAACGAATTGTCCTCGTGTGATTGTTTGGTTTCTCTGAGTACTTTTGTATTATTTCTTTTGCGACTAAGTTGTTTGTCACACCATTTGCAATACTCCTGATCCCAGTCGGATCTTCGATATTGGTTCGCAATGTAGAAATGTTTGAAGTATTTAGTTTCTCTGTCATGGTTTACCTCCTTGTATTTGTCCATGATTTTGTGGCTTGGTTGCCATTCATTAGTAAGTTGCTTCATTGTAGTCACTCCAGTATTCGTTCCAGAGTTCAACTGCAATGTCATCACATAGGTCTTTCTCTGATTGGAACTTAGGTTTCATTTGATAGTTGATGAATCGCTTTACTTGTGACACATCTTCTGACTCTGATAATTGTCGTTCCAATCCTTCGATTGATACTACTTGGTCGTAGTAATCTTGGATTTGTTTTTTTACATTACCCATCTTTTTTGTCCTCCTTATATAAATTTCCAAGAACTGACATTTGCATATCAGTAATTCTAGCAGGTATTACAATATCTTCATTGCATCTACTACAACATCTGCCTTTACTTATTGGCTCTGCATTATGACCTTCTGTCCAGTATATAACACCTTCTGCATTGACAAGAGGTTCTATATCACCACGACATATTATACATTTCATTTGATAATCTCCTTAAATATTTTATCTGGAATGATTGCAACCCATCTTGGTTTACCAGTTTTACGTTTATACATTGCAATATCTTTTCCTTGTATTACTTTGAATACACTAGGAAATTTGTCTACTGCTCTGTATTTTATTTCAACAACATACTCTTTTTTATTTATTATGAGTTTGATGTCACCAGTATGTTCACCACCAAGACTGCCTGATAGTGGTACTTTTTTACAAGGTAAGTTCCAAGATGTGAATAGTTTTACAAACCAATTCTCATGGTAGTTACCTTTGATTTTACTTTTGCTTGTCATTTAATCCAACTTTTTCTAATTCTTCTTCAATAAGTATTACTTGTGCTTTTAGTTTATTAATTAGTTCATGTAATACAATTATTTTTCCTTGTAGATAAGATTTATTCATGCCTTCTTGCACAAATTTTTCAAGATCTGTCATTAAAACTCTCCATCATCTGTTGATATTGTTAAGTATACTTGCAATGTTTCACACCAACAAAGCAAGTTAAATAGTCTTGGCTCAATGAGTTTACGTTCCCATTGACCAAATAGTTTTGTATTGACACCTATCCGTGAAGCTAATTCTTCTTGGGATATATGTCTTTGCTTTCGCAAATACACTAATTTATCTATCAGTGTTATGTATTGATACTTGACTGTATTTTTCATAATGAAAAGTAGCTACGAGCTGGAGATCGTGTAGGTAAATAACTCGTAGCTACACCCTACTACCTAGGGATTCTTGAAGTTCATATGTTTGATACCACTGTCATATAGTATATCTTCAATCATTGCTGATGCTTGAAGATCAGGGTGATGTTGCTCCCATATTTTTATAGTTTTGGCAGTCATCTTATTGATCCAAACTTCAGGGTGTAGATCGCCATAAGGTTTGGATACATCACAGATGTGATCAAACATTTCTCTGTAGTCGGCAGGGTGTGCGATTCTTGCATATGCTTCGCACATCTTCAGTTCTGATGTAGTGTATGTTATCAACTTGTCCTCCATTAGTTGAATATTGAGTCTGATTTAGACATATAGTTTAGCATTTTACTATTACGTTCTACAATAGTTTTGTTGGTGCTACTGACATTAACTGGGTGTGAAATCCAATGTGTCACAGCATTATACAATGCCCATTTGTTTCTACCTATGTTATGTTCGTAATCACCCCAATGCTGCTTAAGTTTTGCATACTGTGTTTCATTACGATACTTACCATCAATAGTAGGCTTTGGTGTGTAAGTTAGTCGTGCAAATAAATCATAAGCATCTTGTGTTTGCACTGGTGTTTTGTACCACTCACGGAAGCGAGGCTCATTATCACGAAACAAGTTGATAGAATGTTTGATATGATCAAAGTTGTAATTGAATATACCATTATGTTTTTGTCTGTAGTTTGCAATCTTATCAGGTGTTGTGCAACCATTCATGCACCACAAACGTAAGCCATCTGCTTGTATCATAACAGACCAGACACCATTGTAAGAGTTACGAAGTGTAATCTGAAATGCTATGTAGTCTTGCATTGCAGGATCATCAAAGCATATCTCTTTGAATATGATCTTTGTGTCCATCATAGCACCTTTGTCCAACATATTTATCTGTGTGATGTATGGTGTCTTCAGGCTGTCTGCAATATCAACTATAGGCTCAAGCACTTGTGCATGAGTTACTGGTCTGTATGACGTTGAGTGATTGCCAAGATATTCATTGGTATCTGCTCTTACAATCATCATACGATCATTGCATTTGACTAAGTCTGTTGCACCATCATTGTCAATGCAACCTGCCATTGGTAATGTTTTGATTGGGAAAGCATAGTCACCTTGTTTGTCGACTAGCTTTGCGAGTTGTGTCATGTGATTCATTTAATCCTCCACATATTGATTTGGTCTAAGATTCTGTTGGAAGCTAGTAGTATGCCTACAACACCGAAAGCAAACAGTACTTGGTAAAATAATATAGATAAATCACCTGCATACTGAATGCCAATAAATATAGATAGAATAGTAACTATGTTACTACATATCAAACCGATTATGTTTATCATTTCAATCTCCTATAAAATCGATTCGTGGTTGGCACTTTTGTTGAAGTTTCGCTATCACACTATAGAGTTGCTTGTGCCAGTTGAAACAACCCAAAGATGTTAAGACGATACCTGATGTAGATATCGTCTTTTGTAGTTAGTATTGCATTGGTTCGTACTTGCCATATGCTAGACCTTTATTCACCCAATCGTGCATCATGGTATCTGTTAGTAGTATAGATGTTCTGATGCAGAAACCTAGTTTACGAAAGTCTTTATAGGTATCTCGTGCTAACCAGTTGCCATTGATGTTTGATACTTGATCTCTGATATGGTTATATAGTTTGTTATGATATTGTCTTCTAGTCATTATGATCTCCAGTTAGTTAGTGGGGTGACTGTTGTAGCCACCCCGTTGGTAGTTAGGCTGAGTGCTTAGCTATTTTCTTAAGTAAGCTAGGCTGTTTAGTCTTAGTGTTAGGAACTTCCTTGTTAGGGTTGATCCTAGCATCAAGACTTTCAGAGAACCATCTCATAGCAATGTCAGCTATCGCCATGTTCTCTTTGGCAAACTGCATATCTAGGTAGTATGATGCTGTAGCTTCACCTTTCTTACTTGCATCTTCAGCAAAGTCAGCTAGTTGTTGTACAGTTTTATCGGTTTCATTGTAGTATGAATCGATATGAGATCTAGCAAACTCGTCCTCGAATATCATTGCATACTCTGCCAAAGCCATGTTGAGTTCAACAATGTTGTTCTCAAGTCTGTTCTTCTGCTGAGTTAGCCTTGACTCTAACCTTGTATATGATTCCTTGCTTTCGCTAGTGATAGATCTAACTATGTCATTAGATATAGAATAGATATATCCTAGTGTAGCTTTGCATGAGTAGAAACCATTACTGCAAAGTTTGCCAGATCTTATGAAGTGGTGAAGATTCCATTGTACGTTTTCACGCCCTGCGAAATCTACTTTCTCCTCATCTCTGTCGAAAGTGTTAGGCTCTATGAATGATAACTTAGTCATTACTAGATCGTGCATTTGCTCTTGCAAGTTATTATTGATTATGTTCTGCATATCTATCTCCTTGTATGCTTGTAAGTTAGACTCTTATGTTAATATCACATGAGAGTGAACACACCATTATGTTCAAGATACGAAAATACTGAACAAATGGTTCTACCTACAATAGTAATATTTTTAGGTTCGGTCGGTATGGAGGAAAATATTACTATTGAACGAATCGCCAAGATACGAAGGCATTATGTAGCGAATGAGGACAAAGTCCGAAGATAGCGAAAGAATGCCGAGATAGAGGTAGGTAGGTTCTTTGTTCCGTATAACCATCAAGCTTGATATAATCCCATAATGTTGTGTTACCTCTCCCCAAACATTAGCTATAAGTACTTGATATAACTGAGGAAATAAAATGCCCTTGACAAGCATTTAGATAGTGTTCCATAAAGAGGGGGTAAGGGGGTGTTTATGCTAACACAAAGAAGAATAACTAAAAAGCAGATGGCTCTAGTTGATACGATTGTAGCAAAAGGCTGTAGCATAAAAGAGGCATCTATAGAAGCAGGATATGCAAAAGGTGATGCAGGTAGAGTGACAGCTAGTAAGACTTTGCGACTGCCTCATATACAAGAGTATATGCAACAAAGGATAAGAGAAACTATTGGTATGAATGCTACGATAGCTAGTAGAAAGGTGCTTGACCTAGCTAGTTCCGCTAAGAGTGAGTACGTTCAGCTAGAGGCATCTAAGGATATACTGGATAGGGCAGGATACAAGCCAGTAGATAAATCCATGAGTATAGTCACTGGGGGTATAAATGTCAGCATAGATTTGTCATAGTAGGGTGGGGGTCAAAAACTGGCACTTGCAACCTGCAACAGGTCCAACACAAACAATAATATTCAGAAAGGTACGATATGACAGTAGAAGCCGCACAGTTTCAATTAGGCAGAGGAATACTAAATAGTATTATTACATACTTTGGTGCTGATTCTTTAGATGTCATTACACCAGACGGACTGCCTGAAGAGTCAGTAGAGTTTCTTAGATCTATGTTAAATCATTATTCAGATAAAGATGCTCGGTTGGCACAAGCTAAGAACAATCCTGATTTTACAAGAAATTTAGAAAATTATTATGAAACTGGGTTATTAAGTTATTCTATGCTTAATGGCTTTGGTGGATTAAATAATTTATATAATATGAAAGAAGAAAATGATGAAGCCGCCGCTAGTTTAAAATATATACTTGGGCAGTTCACAGTGAAAGCAGTTACAGAAGATGGTATTGAAGGATATAGAATATACGACAAGTATGATTTTAAAAATAATGAAGAATATTTTATGAGTATATTACCTGAGATTTATCAAGTTGCTAAAGAAAGAGGTTATGATACTTCAGGTGTTGATGGACAGTTATACATGACTTATAAATCAATACAAAAAAATTTAGATAAGCCTAATGCTGATGTATTAAAATCTTTAGCACACCCAGTTCTTAGAACTCTTGGTGGTTGGTTTATAGATGAAGAAAGACCTGAAGAAGATAAAATTAAAATAGATTTTTTTATTCCCAAGAATAAAACTGAGCCACCTATGGAAGAAGATTCTGTAATGCCAGTAAGGTATTATGAAGAAAGAGCAGGTATGCCTGAGTCTATGCCAAAGATGCGACCTGAAAACTTTGCCGCTTATATTCCTAATGGTCCTATGGATACTACAAGACAAAGTGCTTTTAATAGTTTTATGGATATAATAATTCCAAAAGCAGAAGCGGCAACACTTGACGAGCCAAAAGATGCTATGACTCCATTCCAAACTGCCTTTGCTGAAGCTAGAGCAAGAGGCGATTCTACCTTTGAGTTTACAAGAAAAGATGGTATAAGTAGAACTTATACAACGGAGGTAGTAGATGGCTAATAGTGGAATCCAATGGATAGATGTAACTTTTGAATGGTGTGTAGCTTTGCTTTATCAGTGGGGTGGCATCTTAGGAATAACATATGAAGAAATAAATGTTTGGCTTTTTTGTGTAATATTGCCAATAGTTTTATTTATGTTATGCTTTGAAATAATTAGACTTAGATTTAAGTTAAGGGCATTGAATGGCTAAGACACCTGCATGGCAAAGAAAAGCAGGAAAGAATCCTAAAGGTGGACTCAATGCCAAAGGTCGTGCCAGTTATAAAAAGCAAACTGGTGGCACATTAAAAGCACCAGTAAAGAGTGGTGACAATCCCAGACGAGCAAGTTTCTTAGCTAGAATGGGCAACATGAGAGGACCTGAAAGAGATGCTAAAGGTAAACCTACTAGATTATTATTATCGCTTCGTGCATGGGGTGCTTCGAGTAAAGCAGATGCTCGTGCAAAGGCTAGAGCAATTACTAAACGAAATAAGGCAAAGAAAAAATAAATATGAGTTTATAAAAATTCAACAAGCAAAAAAGGAGAGTGCTATGCCTATGGGTAAAGGAACATATGGATCAACAAGAGGTAGACCACCAAAAAAGAAAACTGGTGCAGGTCTTACTGCCAAACAAAAGACATTACCAAAACAGCTTCAACAAAAAATTATGAAATCTAAAAAGAAGAAGTAATGTCTAAGAGCAGAGTCAACGAAGCAGGTAACTATACCAAACCTACTATGAGGAAAGCATTGTTCAATAGGATCAAGGCAGGTACGAAAGGTGGCAAGGCAGGACAGTGGTCTGCTCGTAAAGCACAGATGTTAGCCAAACAATATAAGGCTAAAGGTGGTGGCTATAGATAATGGCACTTTCTAAATCACAGAGATCTCTTCGTGCATGGACAAGACAGAAATGGAGAACTAAATCAGGTAAACCTAGTACACAAGGGTCAAAAGCTACTGGTGAACGTTATCTACCTGAGAAAGCAATTAAGGCTCTTTCTGCCTCCGAGTATGCCGCCTCTACAGCTAAAAAGCGAGAGGCAACTAGAAGAGGTAAACAGGTTTCTAAACAGCCAAAAAAGATTGCAGCAAAAACGAAAAAATACAGAAGCTACTCGTAGGTTACAACATGAGCTTTCTACACACATTAAAGATTGAAGAGAGAAGAATACTTCGTGAGGTTGTAAAAAGAGTACACCTTAAACATCACCCTGAACAATTTTGTACTGATAGGGAAGCTGATAAAGTTATAGCTGTCATAGGTCCTGAAACTGTTGACACCCTTTTAAGAATCGGAGTCAATACAAAAATTGATACAGTTTAAATACAAACCTGATGGTGAAGTCTTAAAGGCTTTTATGAAAGATAATACTTTCTTTCGTGGCATCAGAGGTCCAGTTGGTAGTGGCAAGTCAGTTGCTTGTAGTATAGAAATTTTTAGAAGAGCCTTGATGCAAGAACCTGATAAGTCAGGTAAAAGAAAAAGCAGATGGGCAATCATAAGAAATACCAATCCACAACTTAGAACAACAACTATAAAGACTTGGCTTGATTGGTTTCCTGAAGAAGAGTGGGGAAAGTTTGCTTGGTCTGTGCCGTATACTCATAATATAACAGCAGGTGATCTTGAGATGGAAGTTATCTTTCTTGCCCTTGATAGACCTGAAGATGTAAAAAAATTATTATCATTAGAACTTACTGGGGTGTGGGTCAACGAGGCTAGAGAAATACCGAAGTCTATTATTGATGCTTGTACTATGAGAGTTGGCAGATACCCATCTGTTAAAGATGGTGGTGCTACATGGTCAGGTGTTATCTGTGACACTAATAGTCCTGAAGAAGATCACTGGTGGTCAATCATGTCAGGCGAAGTACCAGTACCTGATCACATTTCTTTAGAAGAAAGTCGTATGTTAATCAAGCCTGATAACTGGCAGTTCTTTACACAACCTAGTGGAATGAAAGAAGAAAAAGATGATGATGGTACTGTTGTTAATTATGTACCAAATGATAAGGCAGAGAACAGAAATAATATTTTAGAATCATATTATCCTAACTTGGTTCAAGGTAAAACAAAGTCTTGGATAGATGTATATGTTATGAATAGACTTGGCAGTATCCAAGATGGTAAGCCAGTTTATAATATGTTTGTAGCTGAAACTCATGTAGCTAAAGAAGAAATACCAGTTGCAGATGGTGTGCCATTATATATTGGACTGGACTTTGGTCTTACACCTGCGGCAGTCTTTGGTCAAAAAGTTAGAGGTAGATGGAATATACTACAAGAGATTGTGGCTTTTGATATGGGAGTTGTTAGGTTTGCAGAGTTACTTCGTGCAGAAATAGCAACACGATATGCAAACTGTGAAGTGCATATATACGGAGATCCCGCAGGAGATTTTAGATCTCAAACAGATGAATCTACTCCTTTTCAGATATTGCGAGGTGCAGGATTGACTGCTAGACCTACGCAAAGTAATGATGTTGCGTTACGAATAGAGTCTGTATCATCTGTATTAAATCGTATGGTAGATGGCTTATCAGGGATTTTGATTGACTTTAGGTGTAAAGAATTGGTAAAAGGGTTTGAGGGGGGTTATCAATATCGTAGACTTCAAGTATCAGGAGAACGATATGAAGATAAACCTCTGAAAGATAGATACTCACATATACATGATGCTTTGCAGTATTTAATGTTAGGGTCAGGTGAGGGAAGGCAGGTACTAGGCATGAATAAAAAGATTGAAACTTTTAATGCACGAGTAGAGTATGATGTCTTTAATCGCAGACCAAAGCAACAAAGAAGGCAAGGCTTATGGGCAAGAATGTAAGGAGATTCTAATGTGTTTGCCAAGAAGTAGTCCAAAGCCACCTCCTCCTACAGTAGAAGAAAAAGAAGCTACAATGGAAAGAGAAGCACAACAAGAAGTTGAAACTGCAAAAAGAGTAGATGCAAGACAAGATGTTCTTGAAGAAAATATAACTCGAAAGAGAAAAGGTAGTGGTAGGCGATCATTGCTACGAGGCTCAGGTGGTGGCATAGGTTTCTACAACGAATATGATAGCTAATGCACGAAAAGACTGTAGAAAATTTACTTCAAAACTTTGAGAAAGCTAAATCTCATAGACTACACTTTGAAGATGTTTATGATGAAATTTTTGATTTTTGTTTGCCACAACGTCAAGGTTTTAAGACTGTTACTATAGGCGAAAGAAGAGATGATAGAATCTTTGATGAAACAGCAGTTGTAGGTATTCAAGAGTTTGCATCAAGATTACAATCTGGATTAACTCCTAACTTTGCTAGATGGGCAGACTTTGTTACTGGTCAAGAAGTTCCTGAAGAAGAAAAAGATGATATTAATAATGCTTTAGATGAAGTAACAGACTATGTATTTGAAGTATTACAGACCTCAAACTTTGCACAAGAAATACACGAATGTTTTATAGACCTTGCTCTTGGTACTGCTGTTTTATGTATTATGGAAGGTGATGCAGTAAATCCTATTAGATTTCAATCTATACCTTTACCTCATGTTGTGTTAGATGCAGGACCTGATGGTAAAATAGATCATGTGTATAGAGAAAGACAAATTAAGAATGAAGATGTTACAGTAGCATATCCTAATGGTGTATTTACACCACAGATGTTAGAAAGAATTAGCAAAAATCCTGAAGGTAAATCCAAAATATTAGAAGTATCTTGTAGATTATATGATGATCCAAATGAAGAAAAATATGGATATTATGTTATTGATATTACAGATAAAGAAATGATTATGTCTGAAATATATAAAGGTGTAGGATCAAATCCTTTTATAGCTTTTAGATGGAGTAAAGCAAGTGGCGAGATATATGGCAGAGGACCTGCACTAAATGCACTAAGTGCAATCAAGACTTGTAATCTTACTATAGAAATGATTTTAGAAAATGCACAGATGGCTATATCAGGTATCTATCAGATAGATGATGATGGTGTTATTAATGTTGATACAATAAACTTAGTCCCCGGCACAGTCATTCCAAAAGCACCAAACTCACAAGGACTACAACCAATTAGAGCCGCAGGTTCGTTTGATGTGGCTAACTTAATTTTAAATGACATGAGGAATAATATAAAGAGAGCTTTGTATAATGATATGTTAGGTGATCCCAATAGAACACCTGCATCAGCTACAGAGGTTGCAGAACGTATGGCAGATCTATCAAGAAAGATAGGATCAGCATTCGGTAGACTGCAATCTGAAATGGTACAGCCATTATTACAAAGAGTTATCTATATATTACAGAAGCAGGGTCGAATAGAAATGCCAACAGTAAATGGTAGAGAAGTTAAGATTCGCAGTGTTTCTCCCCTAGCACAAGCACAAAGCAATCAAGATATTGTTTCTCTCAATCGTTTTCTACAAACTGTGGCAGGATCATTCGGTCCTGAGATATTAAATATTCTTATATCTTCAGAAGAAACTGCACTTTATTTAGCAAAGAAGTTTGGTGTGCCTGATAATTTAATTAGAGATGCAGATGAAAGACAGCAGTTAGTACAGATGGCACAACAGATGCAACAGATGCAACAACAAGGAGAACTACCTAATGCCTCAACACTTGGGGGTTGATGGATACCCTAGACCCAAAGAACAAGACGAACAAATTTCCAAAGTAATAGAATCAGTATTTAAAACTCCAAATGGTTTGGAGATGTTACAGTATTTAAAGTCAATAACTATCGAAGCAGTTAGTGGTGCTAATATTTCAGATGCAGAGTTAAGACATTTGGAAGGGCAACGATACTTAGTGGCTTTAATAGTTAAGAGAATCAACCATGCACAAAGGATAAAGAAATGAGTGAAGAACAAGCTACACCAACAGAATCAGCTACAGAAACCCCAACAGAAGCTAGTGTACCTCCCACAACTACTGAGTCTGTAGCTGAACCAACTAGACCAACTTGGCTTAATGAAAAGTTTGAAACTGGTGAGGACTTACAAAAGTCATATGATGAACTTGCATCTAAACTTGGCAAAAGTAGAGAAGATGTCAAGAATGAAGTTTTACAAGAACTTGAAACAGAAGCCTATGCTAATAGACCTGCTAGTGCAGGTGATTATCAAATACCTGAGATACTTGATGAAAGTGAGGCGGCTACTAATCCATTACTTAAATGGTGGGCAGATTATTCTTGGGATAACGGTCTATCACA